GATTGAGTGTTTTGGTCTAGGTTCCAGTATATGCATGCCCAGCCTTCACTAAAGCTGCCGTGCAGTACCATACCTTTTTTAAAATAGGTCTTGTCTTTTTGAAAGCGATTGATGAGCTTCATGTTCTTTGTGGCCGGGTCAGTNTACCAGACACCTAGAATTGGTATCGGGGGGCTGGTATAGGCAATCTCATACGGCTGGCATTTTAGAATGCGCGCATAGTCTTCGACATCTTGCAATGTCATCGAGATTTTGCTGTGGACGTGGCGCGACACTGTTTCTGGCCTAACGCCTTTCTCCTCCGCTACATCCTGCTTTGACATGCCGCTTTGGGCAATCATTTCATCTAAGTTATTTCCCATATGCATAATGTAAGCTCCCATAACACTTTGTGTCAAACCCATTGCACTACACCTAATAGCCTTGTCATGTCATGTCAAGAGTGATACGACATCTATCACATAACGTGAGAGGTGAGGCATGAGGCTTGATCAATATCGGCTTAGTAAAGGGCTTAGTTATTCAGCGCTAGCAAGGCTTACAAAGGCATCACATGCCACAGTCGTTCGCCGTTGGTGCCTGCCAACAGGCCATAAGGACAAAAAGATCCCGGCTCCAAAATTTATGATGCGAATCCAAGAAATCACTGGCGGCTCTGTTCAGCCAAATGATTTTTATAGGAATGCTGGCAATGACTGAGGATGACTTGCACAAGATTGTAAGCCAATGGCTTGATCATGCGTTGCCTGCCGGTTCAGTGTATCACCACAGCCCAAATGAAGGGCGCCGGCATGTTGCTTATGCTACCAGGCTAAAAGCGCTTGGCATGAAGTCTGGCTGGCCTGATCTGGAAATTTTTGTTCCTACAGAGCATTTCATGGGCAGCTTACCTAAGCCAATATTTATTGAGTTAAAGGCACCNAGCCGGGGGACACTGTCTGCAAATCAAAAGTCTGTCCAGGCTGAGTTGATTGCGGCGGGTTGTTTGGTTGTGACTGTAAACAATCTAGCCAAGGTCAAGGCTTACCTGGCGCAGCATATAAAGATCAATGATAACGCAAAAATGCAGTGGCTTGAGCAAATAGCGCAAGCCAAGGGGGGATAATGGAAAGGCGTTTACAGTCAGGTGCCTACCTGTTGCGTGTCATGCGGTTCCCCGAAATTGGCTTTGAGTGGTTTGCTGCATGTGAGCGGTGCAGCGGCAGCGGATGTTTCGATTGTGATTATCGACAATACCGGCAACTAACTGAGGATGAGGAATATGAGGTGTACGAAATGCAAGGGCGAGACACAAGTAAAAGACAGTAGATTGCACCAGAACAACACGACACGGCGCCGCCGGGCTTGTGTTAAGTGCGGTTATAGGTTCTCGACAAGTGAAGTGTTGTTTGTCCCGCAAGACATCAAAAACACACCGCAGCATTCAGCTGTCACAAATAACAGCAACTACCGCCAGCAATACAATGTGCAGCCGCCGGGCAAAAAGCCAAAGGCGATGCATCACTGCGAGGATATGGAGCCATCATTCGATTCAGAAAACATGACCGATGAGGAGCTAGAGGCAGCGATTTACAGCGGCAGGGTGGGCTTGGATGGTTAAGGCAATGGAAATGGCGCAGCAAGAGTTCAACCGCGCTGTCGCGGCTGATATGGGCATTTATTTAATTGCTGAGGCTTTTGGCATCAAGCCTATCCAGGTTGTTAGGCATGGCGGTGGTTATGGGTTGTTAACAGAAAGATATGTGGTGGTTGAGATCGCCCGGCAGATTGAGGAGATGGGCATTGCGAAAGAACAAGCCAAGCCTGCAACAGGCGTTCCCAACAGAAAACAAAGCGGAACAATGCGTAGTGTGCGGGGCAAAGCACGAGATCATGTGGGGGACATGGGTCATCAGCGGGGCAGGCAAACTGTTGTGTGCCAACGATAAATGCTGGCGTAAGGCTGTCGAGGAAGAAAAGGGGTTGACGAAATGAAAACTGAATATAAAATCGCTGANGCAAGCGAGACAGAGCTAGCTTTACAGCTAGCTATAGAGCTAGCTACGNAAGCNATCATTACTAAAGATAACCCTATAGATAACTCTATAGCTAGCTGTCGGGCTGATGATGTAAANCAGCTGATTCGCAAAACAACAAAACATCTTAATCCAAATTACCGCCGTGCCATTGATCGCAGACAGATTGATGAGCCAAGTTGGCGGCTGGATAGAATTATGCGGAAGATCAGGCCGGGATACAGTGTTGATGGTTATAAACGGTTAATGACAGCTGTATGGCGCCTCAGTGACTTTGAGAGGAAGCTATGGATTAGGCAGATGGAGCAAGCGCATGGATATAGCTAGCCTGCATGTGCTTTTGGTCAATGCGGCAGAGACTGACCGTAAAATGCCAATGGCTATGCGAAAGCAGAAGTTAGCGTCATGGCCAGATTACCCAAGCGATTGGCATGGTTATGGGTGGACGCAAAAAGGTGAAACGATACTGAAGCCAACGTCACAAGAGATATCTAATTATGATAAGGCCATGAGCATAGTTGCAAGGGCTGATGAGACTGACAGGCAGATCATATGGGCTGTTGCTGTCAGTGCCGCCTATAGACGCCGTGGGGCGCAGTGGTCAAAGCTTTCCAGGATACTGGGACTGAATGATCCAAGAGTGGTTAAGCAGCGCTATAAAGATGCGTTGATGAACCTATATTATGGTTTGTAACGTGACGAATGATGCGAAATCTGGTAGATTTTATATACACTTGGGCAACATATTGTGGTTGTTCATTGTATTTCTCCCTTAATCAACCCTTGATGGCCTTAGTTGTTGCTCCTCCAGTGCAGCTGAGGTCATTTTTTTGAGGCAGTATGGCTGGTAAAGTTACAAAGAAGGTCATGGAAGATATCAGCAATCGGCTGGCATCTGGCGAGACATTGGTTTCGATCTGTAAGGATGAAGCCATGCCTGCTTACCGGACAGTGACACGCGCCGTTCAGGCTGATGATAGCCTTTGGGAGATCTACCATCGTGGCAGAATATTGCAGGCAGAATATTATGGCGACAAGATCATAGACCTGGCCACATCACCATTGCCACCAGAGATTGATGCCAAGGTTATTAATGCTGAGGTGCAGCGCAGGCGTCTTGAGATCGACAGTCTTAAATGGACTTTCGCTAGGTCACAGCCATTCGGGCTGAGGGATAAGAAGGAAGATCAAAGCAATACCGGCAGCATCACATTGAGTTGGGCTAACGGTGAAGTCATGGTCGATGGCTGAACGCCCAGCCTGGTTAAAGAGGGCTATGGATCCATCAACGCCAGTGACAAAGGCAAGAGAAAGCGTAAGGACAGCGTCTATTGATGGAAGGCTTTTCCCTACAATACGAATGATCGATGGCAAGTTAAAGAAATTTGATAACATTGATAAGGCTTATCAGTTTGCTGTGAAGCAGGGTGATTACATACAGTTCGACAACGATGCGCTTGCTACTGAGTTCAGCAAGCAGTTAAGCGCGATGATAGATGCTAGTAGAAGCGTGGCCAATCGTAACGATCCAAGGGAATAGATATATATAAGGCACATCCTGTTGGCCGATCTACACGCGCGAGGCAGGCACCATGCCCCGCTAGAAAAACGGCTGAGTTGGCCGGCGCTCTCCTGGGCTGTGTCCCTTGCTGTATAATAATTACAGCGCCAGCATAGGTAATGTGTTCAGGTTATTGTTCAGGTTTTAGGGTGGCGAATCCCTACAGCCACCCCTACCACCCCCAACGATGGGGCGCAGAGTAGTATAGCGTATATATGGGCTTAGGAGTGTCTCACACACATGCAGATCGTCATTCCTTACACGCCCAGGAAATTGCAGAGCGAACTGCACAACAATTTAGATGGTCACCGCTGGGGCGTCATAGTTTGTCACAGACGCATGGGCAAGACTGTTATGGCTATTAATCACTTACTGCGCGCAGCGGTACTGTGTGAGCGCCCTAGCCCTCGCTATGCGTATTTGGCGCCAACCTATCGCCAGGCTAAATCAACAGCTTGGGACTATCTGAAGCAGTTTGCTTCCAAGATACCTGGGACTAAGTTCCATGAGACAGAGTTGAGGTGTGATTTACCTAATGGTGCAAGAATTAGTTTGCTGGGTGCAGAAACGCCTGACAGCCTGCGTGGAATTTACCTTGATGGTTGTTTCATGGATGAGGTTGCGGATATATCGGCTAGCGTCTTTCCTGAGATTATTCGCCCTGCGTTGTCGGATAGAAAGGGTTGGTGTTTCTTTGTTGGTACGCCAAAAGGTCAAAACGCTTTTTATGAGATGTATGAACAGGCGGTAATTAACGATGGTTGGTTTACTGTTGTGCATAAGGCCAGTGAGACAGAGATTTTAGATGAAGAAGAGTTAGCGTCTGCTAAGGAGGCGATGACGGCTGACCAGTATGCCCAGGAGTACGAGTGTTCTTGGGTTGCTAATATCCCAGGTGCCATTTTTGGTAAAGAGCTTCAAGCTTCTCTAGAAGAGGGGCGCATAGGAAGGGTTCCTCACGATCCATCCAGCCGGGTAGATACTTGGTGGGATTTGGGCATTGGTGACAGCACTGCTATTTGGTTTACACAAAGCATTGGCAGATCTGTTCATGTGATAGATTGTTACGAGGCGCGTGGTGAGGGGCTGCCTCACTATGTAAAAGTCTTGACACAGAAGAAATATTTATACGGTGATCACTTTGCCCCGCATGATATTGAGGTGAGAGAACTGGGGTCGGGTAAAAGCCGGCGCGAGATCGCTTATGATTTGGGATTAAACTTTCGTGTTGTTCCCAAATTGCCTGTCGAGGATGGGTTACATGCGGCGCAGATGTTGATCCCGCGTTGCTGGTTTGATGCAGAAAAATGTAAAGATGGCCTGGTTGCCTTGCGGCAATACCATAGGGCTTACAATGAACGTAACCGGGTGTTTCGCAATAGCCCGGTGCATGATTGGTCTTCACATTTTGCCGATGCTTTTCGGTATTGTGCTGTAGGTATTAAGGAAACAAAGACAGATGGCAGGCCGCCGCAAATAATGGCTGCAATGGANTACAACCCATTTGGCCAGATAGGTGTGGCTTGATTGAATTACGGTTGGCCGGCCTTGATGATTTGCCGGCATTGGTGGCAGCTGCGGTNGAGGCCAATGAAGAAAGCGCGTTTGTTGGTGAGTTTTCGCANCCGGCGGCAGAGGATTATTACAAATATTTTATTGGTCAGGATGGCAGGGAAACTGTCATTGCTGAACAGGACGGCGCTTTTTTAGGCGCTATTTTATTGGCGGCATCCTGGGAATACTGGACGCGGCCTATGGGGTATATCTGCAAAATATGGGTAACCAAGGCAGGCCGGCGCACTAGGGCGGCAAGGGATCTGTTTGCCTATGCCGATGCGTGGTCAGTTCGTAATGACTGCTTGGCTTTGTATGTAACATCGACAGCTGAACTTGACGCAAAAGAACAGCGTTTATTTGAAAATTTGTTGAGCCGGTCAGGCTATAGCCCGGTTGGGCAGACGTTCAAAAAAGGAGTGTAACGTGAGCAAGTTCGTACCAAAACCACCACCGCCGCCGCCGCCAGCCCCGCCGCCACCGGCACCAGCGATCATGCCTGTTGGGTCAAAGGCAACGGCAAGTGTTTCCAGCCAGGCTAAAAAGAAAAAAGGCCAGGCATCATCAAGGGTAACCGGTGGCCAGGGTTTGTTGACCGAAGCGCCTACGCAAAAGCCAAGCCTCTTGGGTCAGAATAAGGTTTCTTAAATGGCTGATGATAAACGCGCAGCTGTACTTCTGAAGCGCCTAAAAACGCTTCAGATGCAGCGGAACAACTGGGAAAGTCATTGGCAAGAGGTCGCTGATTATGTGGTGCCGCGCAAAGCGGATATCACAAAAAAGCGCACTGCCGGTGATAAACGCTTTGAGTTGATATTTGATGGAACTGCAATTCATGCGGCTGAGTTAATGGCTGCCAGTTTGCATGGTATGCTTACAAATGCATCAACGCCCTGGTTTAGCCTGCGCTATACAGATGATCAGTTTGAAAGTGACGATCTGGCAAAAGAGTGGCTCCAGGGCGCGACTGATGTCATGTACCAAGAGATTCACAGATCCAATTTTCATGAGGCGATCCATGAATTATATAGTGATCTGATTACTTTTGGCACCGCTATTATGTTTATCGATAGCGACAGCCAGGATAATTTGCGGTTTTCTGCCAGGCACATTGCAGAATGCTATGTGTCAGAAGATGAATTTGGCCGGGTAGATACTGTCTATCGTGAATTTAAAATGACAGCCAGGGCAGCTGCGGCGCAGTTTGGTGATGAAAATCTCAGCAAAAGAATAGCAAAGGCACTGGCACAAGATCCATATGAAGAGGTTAACTTACTCCATGTGGTCATGCCAAGGACTGAGAGGGACACCTTTAAGCTAGACAGCAAAAACAAACCTTTTGCCAGCTGTTATATTGACCCGGATGATAAAGTAATTTTGTCCGAATCAGGATTTGACGAATTTCCATATGTCGTGCCGCGTTACTTGAAGGCATCATTTGAGCATGGCTATGGCAGAAGCCCAGCAATGACGGCGCTGGCTGATATTAAAATGCTAAATAAAATGTCCGAAACCGTTATCCGGGCAGCACAATTGCAGATCCACCCGCCACTAATGGTGCCTGATGATGGCTTTCATATGCCAGTTCGCACTGTGCCTGGTGGCCTTAACTTCTATCGCAGCGGCACCAGGGATCGCATAGAGCCGCTAAACATAGGCTCAAACAATCCGCTTGGTGAAAACCAGCTAGACCAGCGCCGGCAGGCTATCCGCGCCGCATTCTATGTTGACCAGTTAATCCTAGGCGCTAGCCCAGGCATGACGGCTACAGAGGTCATCCAGCGTACAGAAGAAAAGATGAGGCTGCTTGCCCCGGCGCTGGGCAGGCTCCAGGCTGAATTGCTACACCCTATGATCAACCGGGTGTTTGCTATTCTGTCACGCAAAAAAGCATTCATGGCGGCGCCAGAGTTTATGAGCGGCGGTCAAATCGATATTGAATATGTAAGCCCATTGGCCAAAGCGCAGCGCTCAGGCGATGTACAAAGCGCCATGCAGCTGTTTGAGTTCTTGTCACCATTATTGCAGATCGATCCATCTGTGGTCGATTATCTGGATCTTGATGGGCTGGCGCAGCACATCATTAAGGTAACTAACGTGCCTGCCACTGTGGTGCGCGGCGCTCAAGAGGTCGAAGGGCTGCGTCAACAACGCCAACAAGAACAACAGCAAATGGCTGAAATGCAACAAACACAAATGATGGCTCAGGCTGCCGGTGAGGCAGCGCCAGCGCTGCGCGCGGTGGATAGCGCCAGTGATGAGACAAAGGCCGATATAGGCGCTTTGTTGGGCGGTTAACATGGCAACAATGGATGAACTGAACCAGGCTTACAAAGCTGCGTTCAAATCGCAAGCCGGCGAACTGATTTTAAAAGATCTGGCCGCTAGGTTTCATATGTATTCGACAACATTAGCTGAAAGCCCACAAGAGATGGCCTTTCGGGAAGGCCAACGCTCTGTGCTGCTTTTTCTTAACAACACATTGCAAGATCGAAAAGTACAAGAATCAACTATAGAGGAGTGAACATATGTCCGAAGAACAGGTAGCGGAAGCTCCAGTAGACACTGGGCAGGCACCGTCTGAAGCAGCGGCGTTTGATTTTAGACAGCATATTGATGAGGGCTTGAGAGATGACCCATCACTGTCTAGTTACAAAGATATTAACGGCATGGCAAAATCGCTGATCAATGCCCAGAAAATGGTTGGCGCCGATAAAGTAGCCATACCCGGAACCTGGGGAACAGATCAAGATTGGGGACAAGTCTACGACAAATTAGGCAGGCCAACTGAGCCAGGCGCCTATGAATTTGAAGTGGGCGAGAACATTCCAGAAACTAGTATGGAGTGGTTTCGCGAGGTTGCCCATGAAGTCGGTTTGAACAATGCCCAGGCACAACAATTATTGGAAAGCTACAGTGGGCATCTAGGCGCATCAACAACCATTACAAATGAAGCGCTTGAGCAACATCGTGTGCAAGTAGAAACAGATTTGAAAAAAGAATGGGGTGATGAATTTGGCCGCAAAATGGCAGCGGCTAATGATGTTGTCGATAATTTTACTGAGGGTCTTGATGTAGACCTGAGAGAAATGGTGATGGCAGATGGCACTCTGCTTGGCGATGACCCCAAGATTATGCGGATGTTTGCCAACGTGGCTGATTTTATTTCTGAAAGACTAGGCGAAGATCAGTTTTCTGGGCGTGATAACGAGCCAGGCTTAACGAATGCTGATATCCAAAAACAAATAAATGAATTGACTAGACCTGGTTCCCCTTACTGGGACAAGCAGCATCCTGAGCATGACAACACAGTCAATGAGACTTTGCGGCTGAGGAGCCTATGATGAGTGAAATTGAATTGCGGCTTGAATGTCTCAGGCTAGCAGTAAGTTATGGCACAATCCAAAACATAAAGGATCCAGTGCCGTTAGCAGACACCTATTTTGAATGGGTAAAACAATCTGGGGATAAGCGTCCAGCCCCCCGGCGCACACCTTTGAGAGAGGTCGAATAACTGGCGTAACCAGTAGCTTGGCCTAGCCATTTGGTTAGATAACCACGCGCAGCAACCTAAAATCTTAAACTTAAACTTTACGAGGTAACGTGATGAGTACACAAATCACCACCGCCTTTGTTCAACAGTTTTCGTCAAACGTCCAAATGCTAAGTCAGCAAATGGGTTCCCTGCTGCGTTCAGCTGTGGATGTCGAATCTGTGAACGGTGAGAAGGCATTTTTCGATCAGGTCGGATCGGCAAGCGCAGTCCTTAGGACGAGTCGAGCGCAAGACACTCCGATTGTCGATACACCCCATTCCCGTTAACTGTTAGCGGCCTAATATAGAAATATATTTTGAAGAACCTAGTGAACTCAGGGGAAGCCTTACTGAGGTAATCCTGAGCGAAGCCCAGTAATGGGAACGTGCAACGATCATCCGAGGAATCGGAGTAGGGTCAAGCGACCCGAAGCGCTAGGCGCCCGAAAGGGTGATGATATGATCTGAACTATGTGGCGACACATAGCAGCGAAAGCGGTCTTGGTCTAGCGAGCCAAGGCGAACATAATTGAGAATGGTTACAATGTCAGATTACGAATATGCAGATCTGATTGACAGCCAAGACCGGGTGAGACTTTTAATCGATCCAACAAGCACATATGCGCGCGCTGCGGCGGCGGCTATGGGAAGATCGGCTGACGATGTGATTATTGCGGCTTTGTACGGCGATGCCAAGACAGGCAAAGACGGCTCAACCACAACATCATTTCCATCTAGCAACCAAATCGCGGCATCGTCCGGTGGTTTGACAATTGCCAAGTTGATAGAAGCCAAGCAAAAGCTCGATGAAGAAAGTGTCGATCCTAGCATCCCACGTTTTATTGCGTGTGCGCCTAAGCAGATCTCAGATCTTCTGAATAACACAACAGTAACTAGCGCAGACTTCAATACAGTCAGAGCTTTAGCAACTGGTGCAATCTCAGAATTTGTCGGGTTCCGCTTTATCGTAACTAACCGTTTGCCTGTTGATGGCTCATCTGACCGCCGCGTGTTCGCATGGGCGCAAGATGGCATGAAGCTGGCTATGGGTAAGGAGCCTACATCAAAGATTGATGAGCGTCCTGACAAGAGTTACTCAACCCAAGTTTACTATTGCCAAACCCTAGGGGCAACCCGGATGGAAGAAGCAAAAGTAATCGAAATCAAATGTTCAGAATAGGGGGTGACGAGTTATGACAACTAAAAATTCAACATTAGTGACTAACTTTGAAGCTAGTCCCCAAGCAATGAACGATGCGTCAAACCTTCATGGTGTGATGCGGGTTGCACAAGGCACAATTGCTTTGGCAGCGGGAGATAGCACAGACAATGATATTGTCATGCTAGCCCCTGTTCCATCAAACGCAACTATCCCACAAATATTTATTGGGACAGATACGTTTGGCGGCAGTTGTACTTTTAATGTCGGCTTGTATCAGTCAAGCGGGACTGTTGTGGATGAAGATCTTTTCGCAACGTCTGTGGCTGATGCAGCGGCTATGGCTGATGTACGTTTTGAAGCGGCAAATATTAATACTGCCGGTCAAAAAGCGTATGAGTTAGCTGGTGCAGCAACTGACCCCGGCGGGTATTACTATGTCGCGGTGACGTTCAACGCAACTGGTGGCACACTTGGTGATATGTCTTTCCTTATCACCTATGTTCAAAACTAAAAATGAAGGGTGCAGCCTAGCAATGGGCTGCNCCTTTTTCTTTAGGGGATTTAAATGGCTTCTGTAGTTGACATCTGTAACAGCGCTTTNAACATGATCGGCGCGTCTAACATCCTGGCGCTTACAGAAGACAGTAAAGCTGGCAGAATATGCAACCAGCGCTNTGCGTTTGTTCGTGATGCTACCTTTCGCGCGCATCCTTGGAANTGTTTGATNAGGCGTGTAACCATTGCGGCTGATAGCACAGCCCCAGAATTTGATTTTAATTATCAATACACCTTGCCAACTGACCCATATTGCTTGCGAGTTTTGCGCTTAGAAGACCCGGACACAGTTCATAAAATTGAAGGGCGCAAGATTGTCACAAACGAAAGCACGTTGAAATTAATGTATGTGGCGAGAATTGAAGACCCCAACGAATATGATCAGCTGCTTATCGAAACGCTAGCAGCACGGCTAGCAGCGGATATCAGCTATGCGCTAGTNAACAGCACAACTNTAATGANCCAGATGCAAACGATGTATGAAGGAAAACTAAAAGAAGCAAGGTTTGTGGACGCNACAGAAGGCACACCNGAGCTTGTCACCAATAATTCAAACAATGTGTTTGTTGAAGGTGACCAATTTATTGCATCAAGGTTTTAATTAAATGCCTAAGATTACCACAGAAAAAGCCAATTTTACAGCTGGCGAACTGTCTCCAAGACTTTATGGCCGCACAGATCTTGGGCGCTATGATAACGGCGCACAAATTATTGAAAACTTTTTTGTGCAGCCGCATGGCGGCGTTACCAGGCGCCCAGGCACAAGGTTTGTGCGTGAGGTTAAAGCAAGCGCTAATGAAGCTCGGCTTATACCTTTTCAGTTCAATGTTGAGCAAGCCTATGTTTTAGAGTTCGGCAATAACTACTTTCGCATATATAAAGATGGCGGCGTTGTAATCAGTGGCGGTAACCCGGTTGAAGTTACAACGACATACACAAGCGCGCAGTTGTCACAATTGAAATTCGCCCAGACAGCCGACTTGATGTATTTGGTGCATCCAGATCATGTNCCCNGAAAAATCACAAGAACTAGCCACACGGCCTGGACTATTTCNGATGTTGATTTAGTTCGCGGTGCAATGGGTGATACAAACAGAACAACAACCACATTAACAGCTAATGGTCGCAGCGGCAGTGTTACGGTTACAGCTTCTGCTAACTTATTTGTAAGCACAGATGTCGGACGTTTAATAAAACTTCACAAAGGCTTTGCAAAAATTACGGCATTTTCCAGCGCAACAAGCGTTACAGCGGCAGTCCAAGAGTTGGCTGACGGCCGGTCTGAGTTAATGCCGTCTTATTCTGCAAGCACAATATCTTTCCATGAAGGCGATCCAGACAGCACTGGCCTGGAACACAATGACCGTATTGAAGACAGCGCAGGCAATTTTATTGTGCAAGGTTTTGAAAGNGGCATGCGAATAACAACAAGCAGCACATCAAGCAACAACAAGTCTGCAATGCTGATTGTCGATGTGACCGACACAGTTATTACTTTAGCGCCGGGCGTAGACCTTGCCGCAGAAAGCGCTGGGTCAAGCAAAACAATCAATGGTGATTTGATAGCCGATAATGATTTTCAACTAGGGGCGTTTTCAACAACCACTGGGTTCCCAACCGCCATAGCCTTTTATGAACAGCGCCTTGTTTTTGCTGGTACGGCAACACAGCCCCAAACTATATTTTTCAGCCAGGGCGGTGATTTTGAAAACTTTGAGCGGGGCGTTGATGGTGACGATGGATTGGTCTACACGATTGGATCAAATGAAGTTAACGTCATTCGATACCTTGCATCAGGCCGGCAGCTTATAGTCGGCACATCTGGCGGCGAATTTGCTGTGCGCGCGTCAGGGTTTGATGAACCTATTAACCCAACAAACACACAGATTAAACAACAAACAACCTATGGTTCTGCCAACATCCAACCATTGCAAGTTGGAAACGCAACTCTGTTTTTGCAACGCGCAAAACGTAAAATGCGCGAGTTTGTGTTTTCTAATGAAAGCGACAGCTATGTCGCGCCAGACATGACTATCCTTGCAGAGCATGTCACCGAAGGCGGCATTAAAGAGTTCGCATACCAACAAGAACCAGATTCAATAGCGTGGTGCGTCCGGGAAGACGGCATTTTAGCGTGTATGACATACCGGCGCGAAGAACAAGTTGTTGCCTGGCATCGTCATATTATTGGTGGACGATTTGGCGAATGCACGGTAACGGTGAGTGATTACGCAAATATAGCTGTTGGCTCAACAATCACCCTAACGAAAAGTGATGGCACAACCGTTACGTTTACCAGTGAGGCAGCTGGGGGATCGGATCCAGCATCATCTTTGGGCTTTCGGCCAAATACAAATAACAACACGACAGCCGACAATATCTTTACAGCGATCAATGCACATTCAGATTTTACAGTGGCAAATCCTTCAGCCGCAGTTGTTACAATCACCGAAACAAATCATTTAAGTAGCGGCTTCCTTACTTGCGTAACATCAGACCCAACAAGGCTAGCCTCTACAAACGAGGCTGAAGCTGTTGTCGAATCTGTTNCTATCATCCCCGGCGATTTGGATGAAGATCAAGTTTGGTTTATTGTCAAACGAACAGTAGATGGCAGCACAAAACGATATGTGGAATACATTTCTGGATTTGATTTTGGTACTGACATAGAAGACGCATTTTTTGTTGATAGCGGTTTAACGTACTCAGGTTCAGCAGCGACAAGCATAAGCGGTTTAACGCATCTCGAAGGACAGACAGTCAGCATTTTAGCCAACGGTTCTACACACCCAGACAAAACGGTTGCCAGCGGCGCAATAACTTTAGACAGATCTGTGACAAAAGCCCATATAGGCTTGCCTTTTACTAGCAAGGTAGAAACATTGCGCGTTGACCAGGGAAGTGCTTCTGGAAGCTCTCAGGGCAAAACAAAGCGCATATCTGAGGTCACGGTCAGGCTCTATAGATCGGTTGGTTTAGAAGTAGGTACAAGCAGTTCTGAACTTGACAGGATCCCATTTAGAAGCAGTGCAGCTGCTATGGACGCCGCCGTTCCTTTATTTTCTGGTGACAAAACAATTGAGTTCCGGGGCGGGTTTGACGATGACGCGACAATCGTAGCGCAGCAAAGCCAGCCGCTACCAACAACGCTGCTAGCGATCTATCCGACTGTTTCTGTTTTTGACAAATGATCTTGGTTGATTTCCACGAAAGACACGCAAATCAAATATTGCAGGGCAATGTAAACGATGAGTTGTTTCGGCCACCAATAAAAATATCAAAGTTTGTAAACACTGTCGCTGTAAAAGACATGAGTTTCACAGGGCTTATCAATGGCAAAATCGTGGCGTGTGGTGGCGTTTACCCTGTGTGGGAAGGCGTGGGTGAGGCTTGGTTTCTAGGCTCTAACTTAGTCCATAAACATAGGGTGCCGGTGCTAAAAGCTCTGAAACAACATCTTGATGGGATGATGCGTGTCCACCAGCTGCATCGGGTTCAAGGGCATATTCTTGAAGATTGGCCGGGCGCGCGGCGCTGGATTAAGTTTTTAGGCATGCAAGAAGAAGGGCTTTTACGAAAGTTTAGCCCGGACGGTTCAAACTATATTAACTTTTCTAAGGTGATTTAATGGGCATAGAAATGGCAATCATTGGTGCTGGCGTCAGCTTGATGGCTGCTGATGCCGCCGCGCAAGGGACAACCGATGTTGGTAAGTACAACAAGTCTATCGCTGACCGAAACGCGGATGTTGCTGACAACCGGGCGCAGCAAAGGGTCTTTCAAGCAGGCCAAGAGGTTGTTGCCTTTAGAGAAGACTTCAGAGCCTTAAATGATGCAAGCGCCCAGGCAATGCGTAAAAACGGTGTGGTTGCGACAAGCGGAACAGCCCTGGATGTTTTGATGGCTAACGCTGAGGAAGCTGAAAAAGATGTGCAAATGATCAAATACAACGCCGCAGCTGAAGCTAGTGACTTGCGCGAAAAGGGCGTTAATGAGCGCTTGCGGGGCGAGTTGGCTCTATATTCAGCGAAGAACGAAGCAAGAGCGATAAGAATGAAGGGCATATCTGACGCATTTAAAACTGGTTACAACATTTACAATTCATAAGAGGGTCACATGAGGGTTCCTGTTTATCAGCGTCAAGCCAAACGCAGTCAGGCTGGTGGCGGCCAGTTTTTAACGGCGTCACTAGCATCTAACGCTATGTCTGGCACTGCCGAAGCGCTTGGCGCTGTTGGCGATTTGATTTCTGAAATTGGCATTAAAAAAATGCAGATCCAGACGCAAACGCAAATTGATGAGGCTGAAAACTCAATGCTGCTTGAGTTAAGCGAGATTAAAGATGAGGCGTTAAAACTGCCTGATCCTGTCGCGGCTGAAGAAGCCACAAAAACTAAAATGAATAATTTGCTGCAAAAATACTCTAGCGGCAGGGCTATAAATAAAGCCACTGGCAACCCAATGTTGTCTGGCCGAAATGCCAAAGCGCGGTTTATAGCTAAGGGTCAGGCTTTGTTAAGCACTGCAACTATAGATTTTGTCAAAGCCAATAATGCAAGAATATTGGAGCAAGACCGCGTTAACCTTGATAATACTGTCAATAAATCTGTGCAAATAGCCTCAGACACTTCTTTAGATATAACCCAAAGGGCAGATGCTTTTTCAAATATATTTGATATGAACGAACAACCTGACGGCATAGTGTCTGGCATTTTGGCAAAAGGCAAAGCTGGCGGCACTCTTGATGCTAAATCTTTTATGACAAGAGTTGACCAGGCTACTGAAAGCATTGTGAGAGGCACGGCATTAAACTTGATGCGCGGGTCAGATGACGCCACGGCCACAATGTTGCAAATTGTGAATGGTGAAAGCACTGACATTGTTTTGAACAGTGCATTATCACAGATGGATCCGGGCGATAAAGGCAAGGTGGTGAGTAGCCTTATGACCCTTGCTGAAAAGATTGACACTGAGCGCCGGCAGCAACGCGAGGCTAACGATAAAATAGCTGACAAAGCAAATGCAGATATGTTCAGCCAAATAATCAACGTGGACAAAACCAAAGATGATGCCATTGCGGCTGCAAAAACAAAGCACAAAACCCTATTGGAAAATAATTGGTACAAGCCCAATCAACGTGACCAGGCTGAAAAAGTTCTTGGTCTTAATAAAAAGCCAGCTAAAGAATCGCCTGCAAAATCAGATAGAAATTCTATTAAAACTTTACGCGCGGCAGTAAGAGAAAACATGCTAACGCCAGCAATGGTTGAAAATCATAAGTCTACGCTATCAGATTCTGATTATGAGCAATATCTTGGTTTTCTTGATAGCGAAAAAAAAGAAGGCGTAACAGCTGCTAGAACATCAATAAAAAACGCGACAAGGTATAATGAATTTAAAGATAGTAACGATGTTTTAAGCGGCGCGTCAGAAGGCGCCTACTTTAGATCTATTGCTGAATTAGACACCTGGTTAAATACAGATGAAGGCCAGAAATCAACTTACCAGACAGTTATTAAAAAAGCGCGCGACATCAACAAAGCAAATGAGCAAGAATTTAAAGATGACATGAAAGCTGCGTTGATAGCTTATCTAACGCAATTAAGTACAATGGCAAGTTATGATGGTTTGCCTGTTGATGTGAACACGCCAGCTGCCGCAGCTTTAACGCATTTATCACAAATGAACCAATCGATGATTGTTGTTAACCTGACCTCGCAAATCCGCAGCTATCAAAAGATCGGGATTGAATAATGGATTACGAAACTGACCAACTTGACGCCCATGATATAGCTGAAACTGAGCGCTATCTTATAGGGTTTCGCCCAAAGCCAGTTGTGCCAGAGCGTGATGATGTGTTGGCAGGCAAAGAGACATTGCCGCAAGGCGTCACCCCAGCTGATATGGGGCAACAGTTTATGATCGATCAAGGGTTGGCGGTATCTGAGGAAACGCGCGCAGAAACTGGAGAGCAGGTTTTAAAGCGCACCATAGGCGGCGGCGTAAGAGATGCCATCCAGGGCGGCGTTGATACCACCGCAGAACTTATGGAAGTTGGGGCGTTTGGCGTTCCGCTAGCGTTAAATCAGCAACAAATAAACATGACAATCCCAAAGTCGCGGTTGCCAGAAGTAGCGGAACCAACCAGTTTTATAAACCAAATAATGCGTGATTTTGTGCAATTTGGAACCGGCATGGTGATGACCCCTGGTGGTGGTTTAGTTTTTAAAAGCGCAGTTGCTGACGCTTACTTTGATCCAACAGAAGGTGGTTTCATAAGACCTTTAATAGACTTGGGTATATTGCCAGAAGCGCTGGCATTTTTAGCTGTTGACGTTGACGAAGAGGCCGGCGCCGCTGAAAGACTTTTAGGCCGGGGAAAACTTGCGGGGCAAGGCATGGGGCTTGGAATTGCCTTAGATGGGCTTGTTACTGGTTTACGCACAATTAAAAACAGCCCAGAGTTACTACGGCGCGCAGCAAACACGATCGCAACGGTAACTGGCGCAACCGCTCTTATACCGTCTGACGCTGAGGGCGCATCAGGGCAAACAATAAAAAAGTTGGCAAAAGAGGCAGCTGTCGAACTTAGTACAGCGGAGCGCGAGGTCATAGAAAAAGACGTTGCAAACCAGGTTGTCAAAAAAGGCAAAGAGCCAGTTTTGCTTGAAGATGTAATTAATGAGGCAGAAAGATTAAAAAATGCGTACCCAGCTGAAGATGGGTGGCTACCAATTAACGTGCAAACCGGCAGCGACAAACCAACATTCAAAGTTAATAAATCTGGTACGGTTGAAATTAGATGGCAGCAACCAAGCTATGCGTTCCACAACCCGCCCGGCGAACAGCTAAAGGGCGCGGATGGCAAAGCACAAAGAGCCACACATCAAAAGAACTTAGTTGACAGGACTGTGTCAGATGTCACGGCAATAGTTGAGCGCGCCAGAAACGGCGATGAGGCGGCTATAGAGATTATTAACCAGGCAAACTGGTATAGAGCAATGCGTACCCGCCTACGCAAAGAATTTGGCGGTTTAGGAGATGTTTTTGCGGATGTCCTAGGTGCAACGTCAGCGCAAACAAATGTTCAACAAAATTATGAAAACGCGCTGCAAGTGTTACGGCGCTTTACTAGAGGCGAATTTGATAAAGAGATAGCGCTTTACCAAAAGCTAGTTGCGTCAGGTGAGCCAAGAGGCCAAAAGCTGTTTGCGCGTGATGATGACCCAGCTGATGAGTTTCGCTTAATACGCAAAGCTAGCGGCGAATTGTTCAACACAAATTCGGCGGCAGCAACTGAAGCCCTTCTAGATATGTTTCGGCAAATAAAACACAAAAAAGCGCCCAAAACTATTAACTTTACTGGCAATTTAATTGGGTTTGGTAACGAAGCCACAATTGATGTTTGGGCTGCCCGGTTCCTTAGAGATGCAGCCGGCCTGCCTAGAATACCGCCGCCAGCTGAAAAAGCGGTTGCTGGCGAACATTTAACAAAATCAACAATGGACAACCAGCTGATTGGTGGCGAATTTGGGTTTGGCCAAACGGTTTTTTCTGATGCCGCAGCGCAGCTTAATGCAAGCGGTATAGTAAAAGAGGTCAACCCAGAAATAGGCGATATGGGCGCGGATGACTTGCAAGCTGTTGTCTGGTTTTTAGAAAAAGAAAAATGGGC